TGTTACCGATTACTTGAATTGATTCTATGCTCCAACCACCGAGTCTATACATTGATTCTGATTCAGAATAAAAACATCCATCTTTATAAACTACTCGCATAGGGGCTTTTTCAGTATCAATAATATCCCCTTCAAATATTTCCTTTCCATCCTTATCTAGTAAGCCTGTAAATTGGCAAACGGTATCGGGGTTGACTGTATATCGTTCCCATTGAACACCATAAGAAATAACGCCTTTAACAATTATGTAATGACTTATTGATTTGTAAACACAATCTTCAGCGGTTGTGTAATGTCCAACAACCCATCCTTTACCGTCTAATCGTTGCGCTTTAAATTTTATTTCTCTCATTTGTCGTGGGTTTTAAATGTGTTGTTGTAATATTCGTTGTAGTATTGTTCACTTCTAATATTTGCGCCTGAGCATTCATTTAAAACGCCGCTAGCATAAGCCTCAATTATCTGTTGCTTCTCCATTTCTTTGGCTTCATTAACCATATCTTCAGGTATTCCATAATGAAAATAACCATTATTGAATAATTCTTGAACGAACAATTCCACTGCTGTTTTCATCCTTTCTCGTTTTTAAGGGTTACAATGTAATACAATAACTCACAACATCGTGATACATAATACTTCCGTTATCACATCTACATTGAGCCGCTTGTGGGTATGTTGATTTTTCATTCATAGCACCTTTAAATTGTTCAGGTGTAAATTTAGACTTTAATGAAAATACCATTTCACGTACTTTCAAACAATTTCTACACTTAATTTTATAAGTGTAATATTCTCTTTCTTCCATCTCTACTGATTTTTAAGTATTTCTTCTAGTTGGGGGAGGGTGATTAATAACAAAGTATAAGCGCAATTGAAACGTGCGCCTGCACGACTGTTATAAAAAATTGGTCTTGTCAGGAGTCGAACCTGAATCTCCTTCTTGCGGTTGGGTTTTGCCTACCTTTGCGAGGCGGTACTTAACTACCATTTACATTAAACTACAAGACCAACTATTTCATAACAGCAAATAAGCAACATTAAAACGATTGCCTATTTGCAAACCGTTACACTCACCCCTCCATCATTTCATCCTCTCGCATCTGATTCAAGTTGTTTAAGTAGTTCATCTGCAAATTGAATTGATTGAGAAGCAATTATATCAGCTTCAGTTTTAGATAGATTAAGTTTAATGTGCATGTTTTGTATCATTCCCTGCATTGCTAATCCCGCAAAATATTCACGTTTAGTTAAGCCGTAAACTTCTCTATTTGGTATTGTTGGTTGGTTTCCGAATCCTTGTCTACCTTTAATAGTGCATGGATTAATTGGTTTATCTGCATTGCTCATTTGTCTAAATTTTATAAATCATATAAATAATCTTCCGATATGCCAAATCCTTTATAATCTCTGAGATGTTGTTTTAATTTATCTCTATAATTAGGATCTCCAGCATAATTTTTTAAATATTCAAAATATTGAGCTCTGGTTGTGACCTTTCTAGCAAATACTGCTTGCATTAAAGCGTAATCTAATACAGCCATTCTCCAGTTTTTAAACTTAGCATGTCCCCTATTTTCACCAAGAGCAGTAGAGTTACGTGATCTAGCTACTTTCATTCCAAATGGATTGTTATTTTCTTTCCATATTTGAGATTTAAAGTTAGCTTCTTGAATAGCTTGAGCAACTACTATATCAGGGAATTTAATTCCACAATCTATTACAAATTGTTTAAACTGCTTGAAGTCAAAAGGTTCCTCTCCTGTATAAATTTCTACAAATTGAGGCTCAACTTCATAATCTATTTCTTTAGAATTATTTTCTGTTAGTGATAACAGAATTGTTAAACAAAATAGTAAGAATAAATATGGGTAAATTTTAAATCTATAAGGTTTGCCTTTTTCATCAAAATAATATAGTTTCATAATATTAGATTTAGTTAATAAATAGTAATGCAGACAGGATTCGAACCTGTGATGTGTAATGTATTATAACTACACTCTGCTTGCCAGCATTCCCGTGTGTGCAACCATAAGTCAGTCTCAGACACTATATCTGACATAAGCCTTTATTAACACACGTTAGCGTCTACCAATTCCGCCACTGCATTATGTACGGGTCTTTCCCCGTCTGTCATCAGTTTGTATTAATTACTAATCAATACACAGCACCGAAAGTATTTAGTATTGGTTTTATTTTAGAGCATTAATAATATTCCATAAAAACCTATACCAGCTAAAAAGTATATAAGATTATTTAACCATTGTGGGCAATTTCTCATATCTATTAATTTTAGTAAAAAGGGTTTGTTCTACCTAGTTGTTTAAAATATTGTTCTCTTTCGTTTAATAAATCATATTCTTCTTCAGAAAAACATTCATGATAATAAGAAAGTTCTTCGTATTTGAGTATGTCCTCTTCTGTGCAAAATACATTAAAATGCTTAGTTATTAGCATAGCTATTCTAGCATTATTCCCTAAATTATAATCTATTTGCAAACTTTTAATATAAAGTCCAATATCTTCTATATTTACTCTTTTTCTTGTATCAATACTGTTCATAGTAATATTTTAAGTAATTAAAACTAGATTTAATAAAAAAAGGAAGTAGCGCATAACGCTACTCCCCTTAATTTATTGAATGTATTATTCTCCTAGTGCATCAGCAATAGCTGAAGATGCAGAAGCACCCGCTTCTTTGCGAGTTGTTTCAGTGTAAAGAACATGTTCAGGAGTACCTAGTACTATGCTAGTTTTTACATAAATGTACATGCCATTATGTAAAATGTAATCTCCATCTTTACCTGCTCTTTTAGCACGAGTTTCGAAATTAGCAACATCATAGTCACTACCTTTTGTACTTTCGATGATACGAATGTTCAAAGGACGGTCATCTCCAGCTATTCTTGGATCTACCATATTAATTTCTAATTCTTGCCCTTCTTCTAGATTAGCGTCTATGCCAAACAGTTTCTGTACATCTGTAGGCTCTGCAGACATCCATGCCAATCTTGGTTTTTGTTGATTAAATCGCTCATCTGAAGCGTTTAATAGAGAAGTTAAACTTGTAGCATTCTTGCTAGTTTCTACGATTTGTGAGAAAGTCAATTGAACTTTTCCACCTTTTACTCCTTTTGCTGATACTAATGTTACCTTGTTCATAATAGTTGTTTTAAATAGTTAAAAATAATTTGTATATATATTTCTCCTATAGGACAGACTTTTAAAGTCTAAGAATTAGTAGTCTAGGATAACTACTACTCTTTCAAAATAAACCTAAATAAAATGTAACTGCTTTTTTACTGCCTAGCGGCAAACAGTTATCTATGTATGTAAGATTTTAATAGATTAAAAAATAGCGGTACTTTATTCACAATTTCACGCTATTCCCCCCTTTAATAAGGTTTATGTATGAATAAGCTTAATTATTTCAAAATTAAGTATTCATACATTTTTAATTTTTTATTATATCTAATATGCAGAGAAGATGTTGTGTTGAAATCTGCGTTAAATTTTAAAGGTGTTAGATTTTTAATTATTCTTCCTGTATTGATATATATAGATTTAGTTTTATTGTTTTTTAGATCTTTTATTCTAATAACATAGTTGCTGAAACCTTCAAGATTATATTCATATGTAAAATCTGATATTTTATTAGTATGTATCTTAAAATTATTTGCTGTTGTAGTACACTGTTTTATAGTAAATTCTACTGAATCTAAATTAATTGCAGAAATAATAAACGTATTAGTTTCTTGGGCTGTACTTATCTTAGATATAACTAAGAGAAGGGCTATTAGTATATATTTCATAGTACAAGATTTAAGGGATTAATAAAAACCCCTATGTAATTTACATAAGGGTTTATTTAAAAATATAAGATTTAAGGAATCTAATTACATAGATGTTTTTTGTTCATAGCAGCTGTTGCTATGTTGGATATTGTCATTGCTGTTTTCAATGTCCATAGTTTTTTAAATTTATATTTACTTCTATCAGATTCTTTATGAATGTATTTTAAATGCAAATCATCTTCTAGTGCTATTATAAATTTATCTACATCAGGACTTATTATGTGTACACTTAGTGTATCTTCATCTGTAAATTTTAATTCTAGTACAAATACATAATCTGTTTCAAATTCAAACGCCATAATATTATTATTAAAGTGGGATATTATAATTATGTCTAATTTATGCTTATTAATTATCTTAACATAATTATTTAAAGAATAAATTAAATTAATTAAGGGCCTTGTTTTACCAAGACCCTTTCTGAACTATAAGTTCTATTTATATTTTGTGTTTTTGCAGTTATTTGCATTAAACAAAATATTATGTCTTTTTACTTTTTTGTGCTTTTTGTGAAGTTTCTTGTAATTAAACCCAGCATTCGAGTGTCTAGCTTTTTTGCTAGGCCATCCATCGTTAGATAGAGAAGTAAAAGAGATCAGGATTATAAGTATTGATAAAAGATTTTTCATAATTTTTAATTTAAAGATTAGGATAATTTTTTTGATTAAATAGTAGTATTTAGCTATAATACTGTTTTTATATGGTGGGTGTATGCGATAAGCACATTGAGGTATGAGAACATCCTATATGCTTTGTTATACAGGTGTTTAGTTTATTTGTTTTTTCTATCGTAAACCCAATCAAAAGTTAGGGCAAAGGATATAATTCCTGCTATTATGTACATTGCATCACTTGTTATGAATGATTTCCAGCTAACTATTTGGCTAAAAGGGAGCCATATTAAAGTAGCTATGGTGTAGTAGAATAGGAAGAATACTATTATTTGTAATAGTCTTTCTTTTAAAGTTTCCATATTTTCTAATTATTAAAGGATTATAGGTAGAATATATATTGCATCTAATGCAAGGCATGTTAATATAACTGATATCCAATCAGTTGATCTATCTGCTTTGAAAGCAGGGAGTACACAAAGAGTTATCATAATTTCAATTTTTAAGTTAGCTAATTAATAACCCCTCCACACTAGCAATTGTAGCAGTCATATTTCTTGCGATCTCAAAAGACCCTGACCAATACTATATGTAAGCTACTACAATTGCTCCTCATCTTGGGAACTGATTAATCATGACCTTGTAACTGCGGTCTGTGAAGATACCACTGCTTAGTAGTAGTCACTTTGCAAATATTAATCAGGTGGTTTCACATCTTAGCTTAGTTCTCCTTATGCACAGGCTATAGTGTAGTTCCATTTAAGGAAGAGCTCTCTATAGTTGAGGCATTTTCGTCTAAGAAGTCTTTATATCCACTGAGGAATGGTGTGTTAATAAACATCACAGCAAGGAGAGCCAGCTTTCCTTGTTAAACCCTAACAGCAATTGGACTGTGATGTTTTATAGATTCTTCGGATTACCGTAGGATTAAGTACTAAGAAGACTAACCCAAACTCGTAAGTATGGTGTTGCAACGTTCTTTAATCTTCGGAGACACCGTAGGAATCTAATGTTTAATATTAAGCCATATCTTTTTAAGGGATATGGTTTATCAATGCTTTAAGCATTAGGGTTATGTAACCAGGTTTGATTAGTAACCACTCCATTGACTATACACATAGCTGAAAATCAATTAGTTGCGAACATTTTCATACACTCAAGTAGTATGCACTGTTGATATATTTAAGTCCTATGACAAGTTAATGATTTACATTAATCTATGCCAAGTTAATAGACAAAAGAGATGGTGGGGAAGGGGCTCCCGCCCTCTTCTCACCATTGCTGATTTAGTAGGCGAACAACTTGTGCGCACCTTTGCTAACCGACCAATCTCCATTGTCTGTTGTACCAGACGCATCACGCATTGCGACAAACTCAGCAATTGTGAACACCTTAGTAGCAAAGTCAATACCTGCATCTAACACAGACTGCTGGATACGAGCACAAATAAACTTACCCCCTCCAATACTAATTTTGAGAGTGTTATCGTTTATTAGCTCATACTCGCCAGCACCAACTGTACCAGCATTGCTTTCTTCAACATACAGTTTTTCACCGTAAATCTTAACACTAGCTGATAATTTTTTCAAGTCAAGTCCCATGATTTCTAAGTTTTAAGGGGTTTGTTTGGTTACGGGGGTACTTCCCCCAGCCCAACTTTAGTAGGGGTCTAGGTTATAGGTGCTAACCACTTCTGATACACTACAATCATATCATAAAGAATATAGGTACCCTAAAAAATATATAAAAAAAATATATAAAAAAATAAAGGTAATATCTAAGGTAAGTGGCTAAACACTGGTACCCGTATACGAATAGGTATCCGCGCACCTACTGTGTAGGTTTACCTATACTATACTCAAAAACGATAAAGTATTTAAAATTAGTTAGTTACAAAAAGTTACTATAGGTTGCGCGTCGCTACTAATATACCTGCAGCTATAGTAGTGGCGTACCTCCAGGGGTATGTTGGTACTATACCTAGAGCTATAGTAAGCTTCATAACTAAAATAATTGTAAAAGTCAAGCTATTTCCTACTATTTTTTATTCCCTATAAAATTTGGATAGTAACTTATTAATTTGGATATTTGTACTATCAAATTTGTATATTTGCATGTTTAGTAGAAATAAAAAAGGAAGAAAAATGGTAATGGTATATTTAGACACAAAAGATAGTATTCTTTTAAAATCTAATGATAGGACCTTTCATGTGTTATATTATATTTTACGTCAAACTAATTTTGAAACTAATCTTTGGTATTCAGATAAGATTAACAAAACTTATATAATGAACAAGCTAGGTATATCTACACCAGGTTTAGACAAACACATCGCTTCTTTAAAAGAAAGAAATTTTATTAAACCTGCAGAAGTGCGGGGAAGATACAGAATTAATTTAGAACTACTATCGACTTAAGCTACTGAGATGAAAATTGGAGAATTTATATCTGAGGATTTAATTAAATTATTTAAACGAGAACAGGATCTGGCAAATAGTTTTAAAAATTATTGTTTGACACACAATAAAATATTTGAAACAAATATTTGCGTTACAGCATCAGATCCTGTTTTATTTACTTTACAAATTATTTTAAAAAATGAAGACAGCAGAAAAATTAACAGAGATTAAAAAAGTATTAGCGACTTGTTTTATTAATGCCACAGACAAATCAATGTCTCACGGACTACAGTTTAAGTATAATTCTTATCCTGTACCCGAAGAGGATGGGTGGGTTGTAGATATTATTGTTAAGGAAGCAGGATATAGTGAAAGGGCTATTCAGCAGTTTAAATACGAAAGACCTACAAACATAGATGCTAAAAATATGGAGTATCATGTTATACTAGATGTGCTAGGAGCGTTGGCACAAGGAGCGCTTACTACTTGGTATGAAGTGGCTAAAATGTTAGCAACAGATACAGACTTACAAAAAGTACTTATAGATGAAACAAAGAAAGGTAATATCACTTCCAACTAATGAAGGGAAGATATACAAGCAGATACTAGCTTTTATGAACTTTATGCTAAACCTAACTCCCCAAGAAAGGGATGTATTAGCAGAAATTATTAAGCTAGACAATGAGTATGAAGCCCTTCCTCCAGATAAACGAGCTAAGTTTATTCTCTCTACAGATATGCGTAGAGAAATAAGAGAAACGCTTAATATAGAGGAAAAACAATTTAATGTTATTTTGTCTAAATTAAAGGGAGATAAAAAATCCTTCATGGGCAAACCGTTACTAGACGAAAATAACATGCTGCATCCGCAACTGCAGTTCAAACCTGACCAAGATGGATTCCAATTTGAGGTAAATCTTATCATGACTACTATTCCTCCTACTACTAAAAAGTTTACTGAAGAGTTAGATGAGGCTATTATGGAAAATAATAAAGAAGAACAAGAGTTTATACAGGAACAAATATGGAGTGCTCCCATACACGACCCCGCAATGGAACATGCTAAAGCTACTATTAATGCAGAAAATGATATTGATGCTTCTAAGGCACCCATACTAGAAGAAGAAGAATTTGATTTTATTATAGCACCTCCTAATGATTAAACAAAGAGAAATACTTTTAAAGATAGCCAAGCATCACGGTTTAAATATAGGACAAGCTGAAGAGATTTGGAATCTCTTTGGTGCTAAAATAGCTGAAGTAGTTGCAGATAATAATAAAAAAACAAATGAACTATTCGATGCAGAAAAATTTCCCACAATCCACATAGATCATTTTGGAAAATTTATACCAAACCAACGTAAAATAAGACATGCTAATCACTGTATAAATTTAAAAAAATAAAAAAATGAATATAACACTAGAAATAATTAAGGAAGACAAAAGCATTGATTCAGTTACCTTTTATGAAATAGTTGCTTTAGGAAAAGGACCTACTGAAGCAACATCTACTATTTATAGTAACGGAATGCAGTTTACGTGCACGCTGGCTTTAAGTGAGTTGTGGGATAAAGTAAAACGAATTAAAGATGAAAGCGCAACACGATAATAATTATTGGGAAATAAACCCAGAGTATTTACTATTACCTGAGTTTTCTCAATTTTATACTAAGGATAAATCTAAAGCGAAAGAAGAAAGTTCTAGAATAATGTGGGCTATTAACTATGCTTTTAACCCTGACTCAAAATTTTTTCATTATCCTAATAAACTAGAAGTGCTCTCTAAGGATTTTATAAAAATCCCTAAGTTTAAATGGGACAGTGTGCAGGGTATTATTGATGTATTTAAAAACTTAGTATTATCTGATGCAGAAAAATCCCTGGTAAACTGGAGTGAAATAATGGTGCTTCGGGATAATTCTCTTAAGGATTTATACAGAAACGCTATACAAGAAGGAGACACAGATGAGTTAGTTAAACTAGATAAGATGTTAAGTAACACTCCTAAGATGTTTGAGGATTATAAAAAAATCAAACGTGACTACGAGGAGGAAAAGACTACTAAAAAAGGCAAATCCATTGCATCACTATCTGACTCGGGAGAAATATGATAATAGAAAACTCTAATTTTAGACTTAAAAATATTCCTAATTATCATCCTGAATTAGAATATTATGAGCGTATTGCCTTTTGGAAAGAAGAGAAGCGCAAATGCATAGAAGGTTATTGGGTTGCTGGGAAGTGGATGCCAGGGCCTTTATACTATTACATCAACTTTCATAACATACAATTTGAAGATGATACATCTGTAGCACAAGCATTTGGCTTGCCCTTCTTGCGAGATATAGATTGGGAATTATTTCTTATCTATGAAGAATGTAGGGGATTCTCAGGTTTTGTGGGGGATAAAATATATACTTGTGATAGAAAATATGGGCCCGATAAAGCTATCTCTATTATTCTTAAAAGAATTACTGAAGAAGAATCTCAGAAGATGACTTACATCCCTGCAAGAGAATACTTAAGAAAAAATCACGGCAAATCTTTAGGTAAACCATTATATAAAAATGCTGCCAAACATTTTATGTCTATACAGGCAAGGGGTTCAGGAAAGAGTTACTCCACTTCAGCAATAGTTGCCCATAACTTTCTATTTGATGGGGCTACGGATTATGATGATTATTTAGAAAGAAGAAAATTAAAACAATATACCTCATCTGAAAGTATAATAGGTGCCATTGATACTAAGTACACGGAACCCTTAGTAGCTAAAGTTAAAACTGCTTTCGAACTACTTCCAGGAGGATTTATTTTAGGGGACGAAGAATACCCCGCACCTTTATTTTCAAACTACACAGGATCACTACAATCTAATAAATATATTACAGCAGTATTATCTAAGTCTAAATTATATCACAGAACTTTTAAAGATAATCCATTAGCAGCCAACGGTACTCGTGCCAATTTAGTAGCACTAGATGAGGTAGGGTTCATGTATAATATAAAAGAATCTTGGGGAGCAATTGAAGCAATACAAGCAGCGAAGACTAAAAAGAATCTTGTAATATGGGCACTGGGAACAGGGGGTCTTGTCTCAGGAAAAGCGGCTTTATATGCAGAAAGTATATTTAGAAATCCACAAGATTACAATTGCGTAGAGTTTGAGGACGTGTTTGAGCACAGAGGAAAGATAGGATATTTTGTTCCTTACTCTTTAGTACAGAATGAATTTAAGAAAGGTCTTAACCTAGAAACAGATGAAGCTTTAGCAAGAGTAAACATAGAACACAGAAGGACTATAGCTAAAAAATCTCCCGACCCCACTGTATATCAAACAGAAATTATCAACGGGCCAATGGTGCCTAGCGAGGCCTTCTTAGTTCTTGAGGGAGCATTCTTTCCTACATTGCAACTTAAAGAGCAGCTAGCTGAAGTAGAAGGGGGAAAATATAATAAATACACCGAAGCTTCTTTTAAAGGCCACATATCTTTTAACTCTAAAAATGAACCTGAGTTTTACACAGAACAGGACGCTAAACCAATTAGAAAATTTCCTCTAAACAGAAATGATGATAAACGAGGTTGTATAGAATTATGGGTTAAACCACAAAAAAATGAAGAAGGAGTAACTCCTAGAGGAGTGTATATCGCGGGAATTGACGTAGTCGATAAAGATAAATCCACTACTGATTCCCTGCCGTCTATAATTGTAATGAATAGATATACTCGACAAATAGTAGCAGAATATACAGGACGTACAGGAGAAGCAAAAGATTTTTATGAGGTATGCCGTAAATTGCTACTATACTACAATGCAATAGGAATGTATGAAAAAAATCTTATTGGACTTTACAATCACTTTGATCAAAATAAATGTACTTATTTACTGGCAGATACTCCCTATCAATTAAGATCTACAGATACTTATAAAGCAGGAACTAATACATCTAAAGGTATTAACGCTTCTGGCAGCGTCAATGCGGAAGGAAGAAATATGATTAAATCCTGGTTACAAGAAAGAATATCTACTAATTCTGAGGTAAGAGTTTATGAAACATTATATTCTCCCTCTATGATTATGGAATTAGTAATGTGGAATCCTAGTGGTAACTTTGATAGAGTGTCTGCCCTAGGTATGTTATTGTGGTTAGACTCTACAATGTTTAAAGAAAACGTAAAACTTAAAGAAGATGTAAAAGGTTTTATGGATAACCCTTATTGGGCAGAGATGGGAGTTTTAAAAAAGAAACCTATAGAAACTATAAATTCCAATTTTTATACATAAATTTGTATCTTAAATAAATTATTACTATGAGTTCTCCAGTTAAAATGCAGGGATATATTAGTTTCCCAAGACAGAAACTACCTGATTCTAAAAAAGATGACAATTGGTTTAAAAAAAATATGGATTTTGCGGAGCATCTATTAACCTCTGATGTAAATCTAAGATCTAATTTTAAAAACAAGAAATCTAATTATAACTTAAGAGCTAATATAATTAGTGTCAAAGATTTTGAAAAATTTATTAATCCAGATAATCTAGATCTAGAATCATTACCTGCATCGTTTCAACACATCGGAATTGAGAATTCTAAAATTAATCTTTTATTAGGAGAGTACTCTAAACGGAAAAAAGAATTCAAAGCATATATTTCTGCTAATGATGCAGACAGCATAGGCAGAAAAGAAACAGAATTAATGGAGCAGATTAAATCTGAACTAACTGATATAATAAAACTAAAATCTGTTTCAGAAGAAGAAATTCAAAAAAGATTACAGCAACTACAAAACTATCAAACTTACGAGTACCAAGATATTGCAGAAATCACCGCTAATAAAATTCTTAAAAAAGAATATAAAGAAGGGGATTTCGATTTTACTTTTCTAAAAACTTTTGAAGATTTATTAGTAGGCGGTGAAGAAATAATGTATTGTGGAGTACTTGGAGGTAACCCAGTAATGAGGAGAGTAAATCCAATGAATTTATATACAATGGGGGGTAACTCTATGTATATAGAAGATGCGGATATTATTGTAGAATATGGGTACAAATCTATAGGACAAATAGTAGATGACTACTGGGAAGAATTGTCTGAAGATGATATAGATTTCCTAGAAAGAGGAAAGACAGATGCTTCTATGGGTGGAGGCGGAATAGGATTAAACAGAGATATTTCTGTTTATGATTACTACGGAGAACAAGGAGCCCTAAGTATTTTTCACCCTAACGAAATGGGAACTAGAACTTTTTCAGGAGCTTTTGACACTTATGGAAATGTTCGAGTACTTAAAGTATGTTGGAGAAGTAGAAGAAAGATTGGTGAACTCGCATACTTCGATGATGATGGGCAGGAGCAGAAAGATTGGGTACCTGAAGACTATAAGGTTAAAAAAGAATTAGGAGAAACTGTAAAATGGATATGGGTTAATGAATGGATGGAAGGTACTAAAATTGCCGATCATATTTACACAGTAATGCGGCCCGTTCCGTATGCTTCTAAATCTTTGGTAAATAAATCTAAAGGAACTCCTCCTTATGTTGGAAGTGTAAATAGTACCAATGATTATAAAGTACAGTCATTAATGGATATTATGAAGCCAATGACATACTCTTATGACATTGCTTACTACAAAAGAGAACTAGCTATTGCTACCTACAAGGGCTCTTTTACTGCTCTAAATTCTTCCTTAGTTCCTTCAGGTTGGGATCCCAAAGAGTGGATGCGATATGTTACTATAAACAAGTTTGCTTGGTTAGACCCAACTAATGAAATACTTAAAGGCCCTTCTCAAGGGAAATCCGCGGGAGCATTTAATACTCTTACTGCTCAACAAATACAAGTAGGCGACCCTAATGAAATAGGCATGTACACTAATTTGATGGTGGATATAGAAAATACTTTAGGAAAATTAGCTGGAGTATCTGGAGCAAGAGAAGGCCAGATAAGTAATAGAGAATCCCAAGGTAATGTTGAGAGAGAAGTATCACAGACTTCACATATTACTGAAAAATGGTTTGCTATTGATGCTAACTTCCGCAAAAGAGTCCTTACTAAGTTTCTTGAATGTTGTAAATATGCATACAAGAAAAATCCTAAGAAAGGACAATTCTTACTTGACGATATGGGTCAACACATGGTAACTAAGTTCGATGAATTTGTAGCATCTGAGTATGATATCCATGTTTCTAACTCTACTAATGATACACAGTTATATGAAGATTTAAGATCTTTATCACAGGCTGCTATTCAAAATGGTCAAGCTACTATATCAGACCTTATTGCTATTACACAATCTGAATCTGTTCAGGAAGTATCAAGAAGACTTGAGGATTCTGCTAGAAGAATTAAGGAAGAAGGCCAACAAATGGAAGAAAGAAAAATGGCATCTCAAGAGGAGCAGACTAAAGCAATGCTTGAGGATAAAAATATGCAACGCCAAATAGAACTTAAAATCCATGAGGATGACATTGCTGTAAAACGAGAGAAAATTCAAGCAGATTTACAAATTGCAGGTATGAGAGAATTACATGCAGATAACCGACAAGCTGTAGACGGAGAAAGAATTGATACCGATAAAAACGGTATAGATGATTATCTAGATATAAGACGTACTGATGTGGATGAAAAATATAAACAAGATCAGATTAGAATAGCGGAAGATAAATTAGCAGAAACTCAAAGAGCTAATCTGGCTAAAGAGGAAATACAAAAAGACGCTATTAATAAGAGGACTAGTAATAAATAAAGCTATAGCATTATAGACATCTTAATAAAAAAAATATAAGGTATTTATAAAAATTATTTTAATATTGTAACCAATTAATGACAGCAAATATGAGTGAAGATGTTAATGACCTATTTGAAGGACTTCAAATAATGTCACCTACAGAATTAAACAGCGCAGTGAAAGATTCCGAAAATGGAGACGGAAATTTTGAAGGCGATGATGATGTAGACTTTGAATTAAAGCCTGTAGTAGCAGAAACAGGGGATGATGCGACTACAAAAGAAAATAAAATAGTAATACCAAAAGTTGAGGCTACTTCTGATTCTAGCGAGAATAGAAATGAAGCAGTTTACAAAGCATTGATGAAAGAATTAGTTAATTCTGGGGTTCTGACCATTGAAGAAGTGGAAAAGTTGGACGAAATGCCAGGAACATTTGATTCTATCAAAGAACTTGTAAATAAAACAGTTGAAACAAATTTTAAAGCCAAAGAAAGTAATTGGAAAAGTAGTATGTCTTCTGCGAAGAAAAGATTTTTAGAAATCGAAGATGCATTTGATGAAACTGACCAAGCAATATTAATGGCCCAAAGATTAGAGTTCTTTGATACAATAAATACTGATGCAGTTAGAGCTGATGAAAATTTGCAAAAACAAATCTATTACGAACAGCTAAAAGCTAAAAACTTTTCAGATGCAGATGCAATAGAAGCTATAGAAGATGCGGTTGCCATTAATAAGTTAGAAGAAAAAGCTTTAAAAGCTATTCCTGAATTAAAAGCACAGTCGCAAGCAGTAGTAGATAGCTCTAGAGATATAAAAGAACAAAAAACTAAAGCAGAATTAAAAGCTCAGTCGGATGCTTTTGAAAATCTTTTAGGACACGTTGATTCTAGAGAATTTTTTATTGATGGATTAACTTTAAACAAAATAGCCAAAGATAAATTAAAAAGTAATATTATCAATCCTGTTTATGTAGACCCTAAATCAGGAAAAGAATTTAATAGTTTAATGTATAAGCAACAAAGAAATCCAGTGGAATTCGAAATGCTAATTAACTATTATGATACTATGGGATTGTTTGATTTAGATAAAGAAGGTAAGTTTAAACCTAATATTACTAAGTTAAAAGCCGTGGCAAAAACAGCAGCTATCAATGAACTAGATAAAGTCATTGCAGCTGAAGAACAAAGAGGAGTAGGAAGAAATACTTCCATGGAAACTTCTCAAAAAACAGAAGGAATACTAAGTTTGCTTGAAAGAGCAACTAAGGGAAATAAATAATTTATTCGTTTAACAATTAACAACAAAACAAAAAATGGCTCAATTACTTCCATTACAACGGTACGAAGCTAAAGATTACAACGGTTTGGTTACTGATAACCACTTCCATGCTCTGTATCAACAAAAACCACAATTGATTAGTAATGTGATTAAACAAATCTACAAAACTAACCTACAAGGTAAATTACGTGAATTCGTAGATCGTTTTCCTGTTAAAGAAGTAGAACAAGAAAATGGTTTTTATAACTGGATGTTGCAAGGACAACATGATAAAAATCTTCCTCTAGTAGATGCTGAAACTATTGATGGGCGTACTATTTCTGCAGGGACTTTCCCAGCAAACATTGGTGCTAACGGAGAGCGTTTTTACTTAATCTTTGACGAACCTTTGTTTGAAGAAACAAACGTACTTCGCGGTGAAGTTGATGATTACCACTTGTTGGTTAAGAAAGCGATGGATGCAGGTTCTCGTTACAAAGTTGAAGTTGAATTAGTAACTGACAATTCTACTAAGTCGGTTCCTTCTGAGGAATTGGCTACAGGAAGTCGTTGGTCTAAATTCTATTCTTTATCTCCTTCTACACTTTCTTACCAAGGTGCGAAGCCGTATTTCACTTCTCCTTGGAGAATGGAAAACCGTCCTTCTACGTTGCGTATGGAGTATGAAGTTGCTGGTAATACAATCAACAAAGGTAAAAACGAACCATTAGAGTTTGGATTTAACTACAAAGGACAACAAGAATCAATTTGGATTAACTACCAAGATATGGTAGCTCATCACCAATGTGAAGAAATGTTTGCTCGTATGTTAATGTACGGTAAGAAAAACTGGACAGCTGACCACAAATATTTGAACAAAGATGACAAGACTAAATATGCTATCGAATCAGGTGCAGGTTTCTTCGAGCAAATTGCTCCATCTAACGTTCACTACTATAACTCTTATGACCTTGATTGGCATTTAGAATTATTGTTAGATATGGGTGTTGGTAAGATTGAAAGAGGTAAGCGTGTAATTCACTTGTTAACAGGAGAATTCGGTGCTATTGAAATCTCTAAGCAAATCCAGGCTAAATCAGGAACAGGTAAATTTACTGTAATCTCTGATAAATTCTTAATGTCTAACACAGATCCAGGAAACTTAGGTGGTAAAAACACTAAAGGTTTAATGGAGCCACAGTGGAATGTGTACGAATGGTACAATGGAGTTGTTATTATGGTTGAGATCGTTGATTTCTTCGATGATGATGTTTACTTCCCACAGCGTCACCCAGATGGAAAAGGTCTTGTAGAATCTCACAGAATCTTAGCTTTAGACTATGGTGATAATGCAGGTATCTACCGTGTTAAACCAAAAGGAGTTCCAGATTACAATTGGGCGTATATCCCTGGTATGAGAGATCCTTTCTCTCCTGCAGGTAAAGGTTCCCCTAAAATGGTAGCTTCTCCAGTAGACGGTTACTCAGTACACTTCCAGAAGTGGGGTGGGTTGATGATCGAAGATCCTACTAAAGTTGTAGACTTACGTCTTTCAGTAGAAAGATAATAACTATAGAAATGTATCCCCTTGGAGCTAATCACTCCGAGGGGGCATTTTTAAATAAAAGAATTAATAATTGACAGCAAAATAAAATGGAAACAACGACAGCAGAAAAAGTAGTTTACGGAACATTTCTACAAGACAGAATTGTATCAGTAAAACCAGTAGAATCATCGGGGAAATGGAGTACCTTATTAGTACAGGGACAGGATAATAAAAAAGATCCGTTCATGTATAACAAAGCAAAACGAAGCTACCAATTACCACTTAACAGTGCTAATTTAGGCGGAGGAGTTAAAGTGATTTTAGACGATCAAAAGAGAGTTAAAATTCAAAAATATATGGAGTCTTTTCCTAACGGAATGACTCAAAAAGAGTTCTTTGAAAAAGAGTTGGGAGTAAATTTAAATCCTACGTTGAAACAGGAAGAAAATTTCTGGAGAACAGATAGAAGAGGAAGAGTAGTGATGACCAAAGAAGGTACTACTTTAAATCTAAATCATTCTTTAGATATGTTAAAGTACCATATTCTTATTGCTAATAAATCTCTAGTATCGCCATCATACGATGATAGAAATTTAAAAGCAACTTACGAGTTTATGATTGTAGATGAAAGCCGTGTTACTACTAAGAAATTAGAAGAAGCAAATGTCAAATCTCAAGCGTACATTAAGTTCGCAGAAGTGACTAATAGCAAAAAGGCTACTATTGGATTTATTAAATCTCTCGGCAGAACTATACCAGCTACGGCTACAGAGGAGTGGATGAAAAATGAAGTATTAAATATTGTGGATAGTAATCCTGCATATTTCTTAGAAATTGTTAATCATCCTCAGTACAATGAACGTATCTTTGTACAAGAATCGGTAGAAGCAGGTGCTATTATTCGTAAAGGAGAAAAGCGCTATACTTTGGACAATGGATCTGAATTGGGTGATATGACAGACGTTATTAATTACCTACTTAACCCTGATAATCAGGAAGTAAAACTTAGAATTAAAGCAAAAATTGATTTAGCAAAAAGAAATTAAGATATGACTGCAAACGAAATGGCTGAAGCATTAGACCAAAAACTAGATCGAGTAGATAGTTTTGGTTCTCCTGGGTATGAAGACTTTGACTATTCTTCTATTCTTACAGAAGCCGTGCAGTTATATGTTAAAAAATATTTTGATGAATTAAATAATAGAAAAGGTAAAGGTTTTCAAGAAATTGAAATTAGGGATCAAGGACTGGGTGCACTAATAATGGATGCCCCGTCCCTAACTCCCTCACTTTCCCAAGTAGGAGTAATAGTAAACAATAATGTAACAGGAAAGTTCTTTGATTTACCTTCAGACCATATGTACACCATCTATGAAGAATGTGTAATAGACAAAATAACGTGTGGTACTGAGAATACAAATATAGTAGCATATGTAATACAAATTGCTCACAATGAAATGCAAAGATTTAATTGGAGTAAGTATAAAAAACCGTTTTATAAATCTTACGGGGATGCTAGAGTCTGGAGGTCTGAATTTTCCAGAACAGTTACAGGAATATTACCAAGTGCTCCAGCAACTGCTAAAAGACATGAATTATTTACAGATGGTACCTTTAATATAAATACTTACCATATGCGATATCTAAAAAACCCTACTGCAATTGTAGTAGACAGAGATACTGCAGCAAACCAAAGAAACTGTGAATTAGATGCCTCTACTCATGTAGTAATAGTAGATATCGCAGTAGACTTAATGTTAGATAGAATTAAAGAACAAAGAATGCAAAATATTGAGCAGTTTAAAGAGCTCGAATAGATAACAATTATTAATTTAAAAACAAACAGAAATGTTAAGAAAAGCAAACAATGTATTCAGTGTTATACTGGATGACTCTACTAAAAAAGAGGCAAATTTGCCCCTAGCAGCAACAACTGTAACTGGCTCAAACCTAGCACAAGGTGCTGTAGTAGTAGCAGATTTAGGAAATAACCGTTTAAGTGCCGCAGCATTTTTAGCTTTACCTGCTAACGGACAATTCCGAATTTTACAAGGATTAGGTGCTGGACGTCCAATAATGAAGTCGCCAGTTTTAACTAAAAGCAGAGTATTTGCTAGTGTATCTAAACACGTAGAGGCACAACAACAAATGACTATTGTTGGGTACAACGGAACTGCAGGTGCACTTCCTACAGCAAATGATACAGATTTCTGGATCAAAATTCGTAAGCGTGATAACGATGCAGCTAACCGTTCTCAACCAATGTCTCTTTTTGCTGGACCAGTTCGTACAGACGCTACAGGTACTCAAGAAGAATTAGCTTATTTGTTAGTTCGTAACGGTTTGAAAAACTTTAAAGATGAGCCAGCTAACCACTATCTTAAATTTGAAGCAGTTTCTGATGCAGCTCCCGCAGCTTCTAGTACAGGAGACGTAACTAAGGGTTCTCGTGATATCACAAATATTGTTATTACTACAGAAGTTGTAGGAGACACTATTGTAATTACTGATTCTATAACAGGTTTAACCGCTACATATTTAATTACTGCAGTAGGAGCTACTTCAGTTACTTTAAACTATGCTTATCAAGGAACTACAGAATTAGCTGCTGCATACGATTTCGGTGCTGCAGGTACTGACTACGGTGTACGTCTTACAGGTATTCAGGCGCCATTTAACGTAAACACTTTCCGTGATTACTATGCTAACCGTTTTACTGCAACTTTCTCTGATAGTTCAACTCTTGTATCTCACATGCAAGGAGCATTTAACGGAACAGGTATGTGGCAACAAGTTGCTATGGACGAATACATGTCTTACGGTTTCGAAGGTGAAAACAACCAATTGGCTGTTCCATCTACTCCCCGTACACAAGAAGTTAAGATTCCTGGAATAGCTGGTAACAAATCTTTGACTTCTAAGTACTCTACATTAACCCTTGCTTGGGAAGAAAGTATCTCAGGACTTGTGTCAATGGATGGTGGAAAAGGTGCAGTAATTGTTGATCTTAACCTTGAAGATAATGCAGGGACAGGTGTTCTTGTAGGAATAGGTTCTACAGGAGACGAGCTAGTAAAGGTTCTAGGACCAGTTTACGGTTTTGCTGCTGCAGATTTTAACGAGTAATTCTCCAACCCTCAGTAGCCTGCCACGAAATTTTGCTGTCTAGTGGTGGGCTACTATATTTTTTATTATCTTTACTCAAAATAATTTGTTATGGCACTTTTACCTGTAATATCATTATCCCTTGGCAATAAGTGTAATACAGTAACTCTCACTGAAAACACTAGTCCTTACAATGTTACTACAAATCCAGGAGGATGGGGAAGTGTTAATATTTCAGCAAATGACATTACAAATTCAGTAGTCAATATATATGACTACACAGGGTTTACTTTATTAGATACTTATAATTTAACAGGATTATATTCTGGAGCTTTTGCTTACCCAACACCTACTTCTTTTGAAATTTTAAAAGACACAGGTTGGGCCCAATCAGATGGCATTTATCAAATTCGATATATTATTACTGATAATTCAGTTACTCCTGTAAATTATTACGGGGATACTATGCATGAATTATTTTTATGTAATTTATGTAATTGCCGAGATTCTTTAATTCATAAACTTATTAAAGCTTGTGATGTAGAGAACATTAAAAATCTTAAAACACAGGTAGATCAAATGGAAATATTTATCTACGGCATTCAATCTGCTTTTAGTTGTGGAGACTTTTCTACAGCAACTACTATTTTAACGGCAGCTACTACTTATTGTCAAACTCTATCCGATTGTGGCTGCGGTTGCAGCGGATGTTAATATTATAAATTATGTGTTGCGGCAAAGATTGTAAAGGAATAACATTATTAAAAGGTAATGGAATTGTATCAACAGTAGATAACTTTGACGGTACTTTTACTATCAATTATTCCGATGGTTCTACTTTTACAACATCTGATTTTACTGGCCCAATTGGGGCAACTGGTCCTACAGGGCCTGCAGGTACTAATGGAACAAATGGTACTAATGCTTTTAAGTTTGTATTAGAAGAATTAACTTATTCTGATGCCTCTGTAGTAATTCCTTATACTACTTGGACAGGCTGTTCTCTTGTACCTGAAGGATGCCTAGCCCCTGAAACTTTGTTTTCTCCTTTTACAGATATACAAATTCAAGTATGGTCACAGGCAGCTGAAGGAGGGCCTTCTGGTCCTTGGCGATTATTAAATGGTACTATATATCTTGATAGTATTTTAATAGATGAAATTACTGGGGAAATAACTGTAGTACTTACAGGAGGAGTCTTGCCAGTTCTTATAAGAATTGTAATTTTAGGATAATGGCTCTCTGTACCTACGAAATATTATTTGGTTTTACCTTTACTAGTAGGACCCCTCAAGTATTTGATCCTATTCCAATATACTCTACAGGTATATATGGGGGAAAATCATATTACACTTGGTATGATTCTTTTTTACAATATGATTTTATTATTAGGTGGAATACATTAGAATCTCGTTGGGAATTTGGGTACGATGATGGGGGAGGATTTACAATAATTGCTTTTTTAAATACAGCACCCACAGATTGTCCTGTAAATATTTCAGAACCCTACAGTTGGGTAGTTATAGGAATAGATACTGCAATATCAGACGTCAACACCGCACTAGGTAACGAAATTCCCACAGCACTCACAGAGGGGCAAGAATGTTTTGAAATACAAGTCTGGAATAAACAATGTGAATTTGCTCATTGTGTTTATAAATATCTTCAGCTACTTCAATTTGGATCAGCTCCATGTGAAGCATTAGAAATATTAAAAAATAAAAAAAGAATACTTAAAATATTAAATTGTTATGATGTTAGAGATATCCCTAATAACACAACAGATTATAATATATTTACATACCAAGAAATTAAAAACTTATTAAACTACTAACTATGAACGTAGAAAAGAAAAATTTTAAAGACGCTACTAATGCAGATGCGTATTCTGTAGAAATATTTATTGATAAATCTACTGGAGAATTATGTTATAGAGATTCTTTAGGAAAAAAAGTCATCATTTCTACAAAAAAAATTATGGAAGATAATTATATTCCAAAAAAATAATTATTATGAATTACGAAACAAAATCTGCAAGAGAAGCTTCTTCACAAGAAATTTTCTATAATAAAAATACAAACAAACTTTCTTATAAAGATAAGAATAGTATTGTCAAAGCAATATTAGATTCAACGACAGCTTTACCCGCAGGATCTTCTGAAATAGTTGACTTCTTAGTTGTAGGAGTCGGTGGTAACCCAATTGCATTTAGAAAGCAGGATAGTTTAATTGGAAGTAAGGATTGGTATCTATTTGATAGCACTTCAGATAGACGTATTTCTTACAATGACGTAGACGGTACTTGGGAGTATATCACGGATGGAGGTGTTATCTATAGCGTTGTAAGCACAGATAATATACCACCTGCAACAGATTGGGACATTGTAGATACAGATCCTACGGAGACTATCTTTATAGGTATTTATTTAGTATCAGGTACCATTCAAGAGGTGGTAGAGCAATTATATGCTGGTCTTACTGCTTTAGGACAGGAATTATCCTCTTCAGAATACACAGAAACAATAGTAAACATAACACCAACGGAAACCACATATTCGGATGACAGACCTTTGGTTGCTAGTGGAATCCTTGCAATGGGTTCAAGTCCTATTGTGTTATTACCTGCTCCATCGGGAAATGAGTATTACGAGATTGATAAAGTAGTATTTGAATTCACTGGTGGTATAACTCCTTATAATGCTCTATCCCCAAATATATTATGGCTTGATCCATTTTTTACAGGGATTGATAATATATTAACTAATACAGCACCATTTCTAGTTTCAACATTTAGACCTGGTTATAGTTATACATTACCAGCAGTATCGAACGTTGTTGTAAATGAATACACATCAATAGGTAATGGTATTAATTTAACTACTTGGTCAGGTGCAAATCAAACAGGAGGAGACGGAACACTAAGAGTTAAAATCTACCACAAAACAATTACTTTCGGAGCTTAATAAAATTAATATATTTATAAAAAATTAAAATATGCCACAAAGACTAGTAGCCATAGTAGGCCATAACAATACCCAAGCACAAGTAACAGGCCAAAACGAGTTACTTGTTAAGTTAAGCTCTACTGCATCAAGCGGATTAGCAACAGAGGCAACATTATTAAATGTTGAAACTGCTACGCAACAAATAGAAACTAATACTACAGGTGTAGAAAGAACGCCTAATTTTTTAAGACCGTCAGGAGTAACTGGAAATACACCAGTAGGTATATTTTCTGTATCTTTTGCTAGTGTTGGAACTGCTAACGCTACAGTAGGGGGGATCATACTTAAGCCAGGAGAAACATTAAATCTTGATGCAGGTGCTCTTAATAATACATTAGGTACTATTGCATATAGTACAACTACAGTAGGAGCTGAATTGATAATCATCTTTTTGATCTAATGTCTACTGAGATCTACATAGATAAATCTTCACTTAATCCTTTTACACAAACAGGAGGATTATTTGCTCAAACAGCATTAAGTGTGCCTATTGCTAATACTATTGTAGAATCTTCATTAATAAGTACGGGTGTAGGCTCTTTAACAGTTCCCGCAAATGGATTTCAAGTGGGAGATAGCTTTGCTCTTAAAATGTGTGGGAATGTTTCTTGTGCAAATAATGAAACTATACATATTAGAATTAAGGCTAATGGTATTGTAATTGGAGATTTAGGTATTTTTCAAATGAAAATTGCAACTAATAAGTACTTTGAGTTAATTGTTGATTTTACAATTACTAAGATTGGTGCTGCAGGAGTAGCTGAATTATTTGTTAATGGTCAGTATAGTTATAATCAAGATGGTAATTCTACTCTTGATGGCTCTAATTTTGCATTAATTTCTAATACAACTTTTGATACTACCATTATAAATGCTTTAACAATTACAGGGCAATGGGGGTTAGCAAATATCAATAATTCAATACGATCACAAAACTTTGTTTTAACTAAAACATACTAATGAGTACATTTATACAAATAGCAGGATCAGGCGGAGGTGGAGCAGCAGGTTCAGATAAGGGTTCTTTTGGGGCTGTAGCTGATGCATCTACAACAGGGTTAATAGGTTATATCACCATTCCTTACAACGGTACTATTACAGGTTGGCAGGTGATTGGAAATATATCAGGAAACTGTACTTTTGATGTTTGGAAACAATCCGCAGGAGTAATACCTACAATAGCAGATAGCATTGTGGGAACAGAAAAACCAAACCTTTTAGCTCAACAAATAAATTCAGACTTAGCTTTGACTACATGGACAACTGCTGTTAATGCAGGTGATATTGTAGGTATTGTATTAGACAATGCGTCTACACTGAGTCAAGCGTGGGTAACAGTATTCATAACTAAACTACCTTAAAATGGATTTTACTTGGATAGTGTTAGAAAGAACAGATTTACCCCAACAACAAGTTTATTGGGAGTATGATGAAGAAGGTAATCCAATACCTGGAACAGAAACATTTTTTGATTATGTTATGGTATATACTTTAGTAGAGTATGACTTTCCTACTTATCAAACAAAGGTTACTGTAAAAATTAACCATTTCAATCCTCA